ACAAAAAAAAAAAAAAAAAAATAAAAACAAAATAAAAAACAAAAAACAAAAAACAAAAAAACAAAAACAAAAAACAAAAAACAATGATTTAGTAAAATAAATAATATAATAAAATTATATAATGTTTAACAATTCTAAAAAAATAATGATATGCGTTTTGTTAGTTGTCGTAATATTAATCATAGGTTTTAATTTTAATATTATTGAAGGACTAACCTTAGAAAAAACTAGTGATAGTTTAAGTTATACTACATGTACTCAAGCAAAAAAATGTGGCGATTGTATAGATGCTAAAGTAAATAGCCAAAATGAGGATGGAGATAGTCCTTGTTATTGGAGTTCATCATTAAAAAAATGTGGTTCTTTTCCTGATTCCGGTTATTCTAGAAACTGCGATGAACCTTCTCTTACTCCTAATTCTATATGTTCTAAAAATTCTTATGATAAAAATTTATGTATAACAAATAATAAATGTACTTGGAATACTTTAAAACTTTGGTGTGAAGATAAATTACTTACTAAAAAGAAGAAAAAAATAATACCTGACTCTGAACCTGAACCTGAACCTGAAGCTGATTGCGCTGAATATACATTATTACAAGGTTCGGCATATTTTAAATCTGAGTAATTTTGTAATTTGTATTTTATAATATAATAAAGGATATTAAAGATTTTTTTGTATATATATATAAAAATGATGCAATACATCCTTTTGCTTACCTTTGCTGCTAGTGTTTTATCTCAATCTAATCTTAGAGGAAATGTTGGGTCTGTTGATGGCGACCATGTTTTTGAATGGAAGGAATTTACAAACTTCCAAGAAAGATTTAGCAAGAAATATTCAACCCTTGAAGAAATGGAGGAGCGTTTTTCCGTTTTCAGAGAGAATTTCCGTGCCATTAGACAGCACAACAGCGACCTTTCTCAGAATTTCACTATGGGTGTCAATCAGTTCACTGATTTGTCGCCTTCCGAATTCAAGGCCACTTATGTTTCTGGATTAAAGGCTGCTCCTGTACAGGCCTCTGGATGCAAGTCATTCAGTAGCGGTGCGTCCAGCGCTCCTGAGACTGTTGATTGGCGTCTTCACAATGCCGTCACTCCGGTTAAGGACCAAGGCCAATGTGGTTCGTGTTGGACTTTTTCTGCTTCGGGTGCCATGGAGGGTGCCTGGTCTATTTCCAAGGGCTCCCTTGTCAGCTTGTCCGAGCAAGAGTTGGTCGACTGTGCTGGCCTCAAATATGGCAGTATGGGCTGCAATGGTGGTCAAATGGACGGTGCCTTCAAATATGCCATTGATAATGGTATGTGCACCGAGACTGCTTACCCCTATACTTCGGGTGTTACCAAGACCGCTGGAACATGTCATTCGTGCTCTGCCGTCGACCACTTCACAAGTTGCTCTGATGTGAAGGCCAATGACCAGCTCTCATTGAAGGCTGCCGTTGCGCAACAACCGGTTTCGATTGCGATTTCTGCGGATACCAAATATTTCCAATCATATTCTAGCGGTGTTCTGACTTCAAGTTCTTGTTATACAAGTTTAGACCATGGAGTGTTAACAGTTGGTTATGGAAGTGAGAATGGACAGAAGTATTGGTTAGTTAAGAACTCATGGGGAACTTCTTGGGGAGACCAAGGTTATGTAAAGATTGCGCGTTCTGACAGCACAAATGACCCTGGAATTTGTGGCATCGCAATGACGCCCAGCTTCCCAAGTGTTTAAATAATAAAGTAAAATTATATAAAAATAAAATTTAATTATATGTAATGACAACAAAATATACATATAATTACAATGTATTAGAATCATATATTAATGAAAATAAAATTACATTGAATAAAGATTACTCTGAAGCAAAAGTAACACGTGATACGTTTATCGACGGAAAATGTTTAACTACTAATTGTGAAAATAATTTCAGTAAAACATTTCGTCGGCTTAAAAAAAGCGAGGCATTTTGCGAAGTATGTAGTAAAGTAAAAAGATATAAAAAGTCAAAAGATACATGTTTTAAAAAATATGGTGTTGAATATGTTCTTCAAGTTAAGGAAATAAAAGACAAATGTAATAAGGTAATAAAGGAAAAATATAACGTTGAAAATATTTCACAATTAGATGAAATAAAAGAAAAAAAAATAAAAACTTGTCAAAAAAATCATGGTGTAAATGTTTCATTCGAGTCAAATGAAATTAAAAATAAAATAAAAGACAAATTTATAAAAAAATATGGTGTAGATAATCCTTTTAAATCTGAAATTATTAAAGAAACAATCAAAAATACTAATTTAATAAAATATGGACATGAAAATCCCCAACAAAATAACGATATCAAACAAAAAACTAAAAACACGTGCTTACAAAAATATGGGTATGAAAATGTATTATTATTAGAAAAAGTTATAGAAAACCGTAAACAAATATGTTTTGAAAAATATGGAACTAATTATTTTATGCAATCTGAATTAGGAAAAAATATTTATAAACAAACTTGTCTTCATAAATATGGTGTAGAAAATCCACAACAAGTTCCGGAAATTGCTGAAAAGGGTTCTAAAAATTCATATAGAAGTAAATTATATACATTTCCTTCAGGTAAACAAATTTCTTGTCAAGGCTATGAACCATTTGCTTTAAATAAATTAATAAAAGATGAATTAATTAATGAAACTGATATTGTAACTGGTGCTAAAAATGTTCCAATAATTTGGTATAATGACGAAACTGGTAAAAAACATTGCCATTATGTTGATATTTTTATACCATCACAAAATAGAATGATTGAAGTAAAATCAACATGGACAGCAGAAAAGAAAAAAGATAATATATTCTTAAAACAAGAAGCAAGTAAAAATTTAGGTTATTTATATGAAATTTGGGTTTATAATAATAAAGGAACAATTGTAAAATGTATTAGTTAAAATATAATATAAATATTACAATTTTATATTATATAAAATGACAGTGATAAATAACATTGAAATTGACGACATTAAGTATTGTGAAAACGAGATTAAGGCGGCAATTTGTAACAATGAACCGATTGAAGAGAAATTAAATGTAATTATTGTGATTTCTAATCCGTGTCAATATGGGACCCGATATCTTTTAGCAAGAGAATTTGTTAGAAGAATGGAATTAGAGGAATCAAATGTGGAATTATATATTGTTGAGCTTGCCTACAACAATCAGCAGTTTTATGTCACAGAAAAAGGCAACAAGAGGCATCTCCAAATCAGGACTCAAACTGCTCCCTTGTGGCACAAAGAAAACATGATTAATCTTGGTGTAAAGTATTTACTGCCTAAAAAATGGAAAGCTTTTGCGTGGATTGATGCTGATGTTGAATTTGAAAACGCGACGTGGGCATTAGATACCTTGAAAGTGCTTAACGGATGTAAAGATATTGTTCAAGTATTTAGCCACTGTGTAGATATGGACAAAGAAAAGCTTACAATGAAGGTTTTTAATAGTTTTGGATATCAATACGCAAAGAAAAATAAATACTCAGGACAAGGAGAAAATTACTGGCATCCTGGTTATGCCTATGCGTGTACTCGAAAGGCATATGAAAAAATGAATGGACTATTTGAGGTCGCAGTACTAGGTTCAGGCGACAATATTATGGCTCTATCTTTTATAAATAAGGGACTAAAAGCGGTCAACGAATTGTCCACTGATGGTTACAAGCACACTATTTCAGAATTCCAGGCCAGATGTGCTAATTTGCGAATCGGATATGTACCTGGCGTTATTCGCCATTATTTCCACGGCTCGAAAAAAAATAGGAGATATACGGAACGCTGGGAAATCCTTATAAAACACAATTTTGACCCATTGGACCACATTACAACAGATGAAAAAGGTCTGCTAATTCCTTCTCGTAACTGTCCTCAAGAGCTGCTAGATGACATTATGAACTATTTTAAGGAGCGTAATGAGGATGAATAATTAGAGTTCAAACTCGTATTCAATCAAATTCTTCAAATCGGTCTTTAAAAATGAGTATAATCCGTTGCGCAAACGACTTGCTCCGACATCTTGTGTTGTAAAGTTGACACTCATTAACTTTATAACTGCCTTATTAAACTGGTCTGATAATTTGTCATTAATATCAATTTGCGCCTTATTTGCCAATTTCCAATTTGTTAGTTCACCAATTAATTTATTCTGGATTTTCTTTAAAAATAGTAAGATTGTTTCAGTTGATACTTGTTCCCAGACACATTTGTTGTCTGGTGTCTTTTCACAAACATAAAATATATTTGTTTTTTGCGAGAAGCACTTGATGGGATACACAAATTCATTAGTTTCTTTTAAATTAAACTCTATAATGAGCTGGAATGTCTGGAATATATTGTTTTCAAACAATGAAATAGCATGGTCGGGCAAAACTTGAACTGTAGTTATCCACTCCTTGAAACCAATTGTACTTACTACGTGCTCATTTAACCAGTCAATAACTTTTATTTTTTGCTTCTTTTGGTTAACCCATTTCTGTAAATGCTCCATCTTTTCTTCTAACTTTACATATTTAAATGTTAGTTCTTGAACAATCTTGACGAGTTGTTCATGATTTGGTGTATCTCCCAGTTCTTCTTCATCTACTTGATTCTCCAATTTAGTCTTTGATTTGAAGTCACATAATATTTTATGCTTTTCCAATGATGACTTTCTTGTATAAACCTTCTTACATAGTAAGCAACAGTGCTTTAAACTAGCATTCATTGTATAATCATTTGAAATGTCCATTTTATTTGTTTATTCTAATACAATCTTGTTAAGAAACTATTATTATTTCAATTTTATAATTGTAATATTATAGTATATAGTATATATAAATGTTCCAACAATCAGCAATTATTAGTGAATCTCAAGTAAAGCAAAGTCCTTTTCTTTATAGATGTAGAGGATGTAATAATAATTTAACATCCAATGACCCTGCTTCACAGTATCAGAGACAAAAAATTATTCAAAATACCGTCCGTGTTCCATCATCGCTATTTACAATGAATTTAGGTGCTTTGAATGTATATGAACGACCAAATTTAGATTACAAAGTTGTAGATGTTTCTGGGTCTAATTATATTGTTAGCCCTGGCGTTAATTGGAATCAAATGAGTGATAGAAGAGAGCCACATATTCAAGTGGTTAAAACTGGTTCAGGGTCTGGCTACGGAGCATCAAGTACTAAAAGAACAATTACTAGAAATAGACCTGGTGCTATGTCACCTGGTGGCTCTGGAGTAGATATTAAACACAATTCTTATGACAGATATTTAAATAGACTTAAGGGTAAGAAACCTATAAGACGTGGACCCATCCCATCCACATTTGGATTACCATATATTCCTTTTAATAGAGCTGACCCTATTTATGGTGGAAAAGTAATGAAGACATCTATTGTCAATAATTGTAATTGTCCAATTGTTTCTTATAATAATAATGATACCAAATTGTATGTGAATAGTTCTATACAAAACCAAATATATGGCGTTACATATAAATATAGTGTTTTAGATTATGTTTTCTCAAAAAAACTAGGAGATACAAGTGGACAAAAATTCAAGGCTCAAATATTGGGAATAGATAATGGTATTTATACAGTTGAATTTGCTGATGGTACTATTGAACAAGTATCAGGTGAATACTTATCTATTTATTATATTTGTGATTGTGTTGCACCATCAAATGATAAGTCAACTGCCATAATAGCATGTGACCTTATATCAGCATTAGCTCAAGGTTCACTAATTTAAACAAAACACAGATAATTAAGGATTTTAAACATTTAAATTATTTAAAATATTTATAATATTTATAACAAAATGGTTTTATTAAACAAAATGGTATTTAGTAATATTCAAAATTACAATTTCAATAATACAAATTCAAACACAACTTCTTCTATTTCAAATAGACAACCAGTAACAATAGCAGCTCTGAATTCTTCTATGATTAACCGTGTACATAAAGCAAAATCTGGATGCAGTGCCTGTGGCAAAAAAGTCGCATAAATATTTTATAATAAATAGAAAAAAGGTAAAAAAGAAAAAAGGTAAAAAGAAATATATTATTAAAATATTAATTAATAATATATGTCATCATTTACTAGTAATGTTACTTCATATCCTCAAGGGTTATTAAACAGGTCAAGTAATTTTATTACCATGTTTGATACTACATTGTTACCATATGACAAAACATATAATAATTGTTCAAATACATTATGCTATACCTCAAGTAAAGGAACATTTGTATATAAACCCCATACAGCATATGGAATGGTTGGCACTAGTGCTGCCAGTTATTTAGCTAGGCGAAGACGTCTATAGATTATTTTTAGCAATCAAATCTTTAATAACTTTAATATATTGTCCTTGTGCCAACAATTTTGACATACCTTTTAATGAATCCCAAGCTTCCCATTTTTTGGAAGCCTTGAAATTAAAAAAAGATGGCTTCTCTGTATTGTTGTCACCGACAGTTGCTTGCTTATATAAACCATATACTTGTAATAAGGCGTCGTCATTAACCTTTCCGACCAATTTAGAAGCATCATTCGCAGCTTGATTAAAAATAACATTAATATCAGTAGACATTATTTATATTTTATATTGAATAATTACTTTTATATCTATTTTTACAAAATATTAATTGTTATTTTTAATTTTCATTTTTATTTTCAGTTATCTCTTGATAAAACTCCTGAACCTTTTTGTTAATTCGGATTTTCGTTACGTCATATGATGTCAAATATAATCCTTCCAAACTTTTTACTCTTGATAAAGCCACATATGTTTGACCACATTCAAATATATTAGAGCCTGCGTCAATTTCAGCGACATCTATTGTCGCACCTTGTGCCTTATGTATTGTTAGTGCCCATGCTAATATAAGAGGTAATTGCGAGACTCCTACACCTGGAATGCTCTCGCTAGGCCAAATATGAAAATTCATTGTTATTTCAAAACTGCTAGTGCTACTACTAATTCCTGTTCTAGAAAATCGAATTACCGGATTGCCCTCTTGTGAAAATCTTATAACAATCCCTTGACTTCCATTACAAATCATCTCACCATTTGATAATTCTGTATTTACAATACACATCACTTGACTTCCTACTTTCAACTTAATTATTTCATCACATCTTAAATTTGACTTAAGATATTGTA